AACATTCGTGATAATTCTGGAGCCCAAGATAGGATTCGAACCTACATCTTACTTCCAGTTACCTTTGGCTCCGTTCGTAGCGGAGAGGGATACTTGGGCGTGGAGCGGATAGTGAGACTCAAACTCACCTCTTTAGCTTGGAAGGCTAAGGCACAATCTCTATACCATACCCGCATAAACTTATTTATATTGGCGACTCGTACGGGACTTGAACCCGTGGCCTCTAGCGTGACAGGCTAGCGATCTAACCAACTGATCTAACGAGCCTAAACTGGTGGACAGGGTTGGATTCGAACCAACGTAGCATTACTGCGGCAGATTTACAGTCTGCTGGTATTAACCACTCACCCACCTATCCAAAAATGGTGCTCCCGAACGGATTCGAACCGCTGACACGTGGTTCTTCAAACCACTGCTCTACCAACTGAGCTACAGGAGCATAATAATATACACATTGTTGGACCCGTCTGTTCCAACTTTTCCCTGCTCGTAGCGGGTTGCGAGTTCCCCTCCTTGCGGTCGGGGCAATGTGTAATAGTGGTACGCCTAGAGGGACTCGAACCCCCACGCTTTCGCACTGGTACCTAAAACCAGCGTGTCTACCAATTCCACCATAGGCGCATAAAGAGCGACCACCTGCAGTGTGCCTTGATCGAATTACGTCCGGACGCTTCGATCTTCCCAGATAAAGAATACAGTTGCAACTATATCTTTACCCTTTCGCGGGTTCAGCAGAGGTGGTCTAACTTGGTGGAGAATAACGGGATCGAACCGTTCACCTTCTGCGTGCAAGGCAGACGCTCTACCGAATGAGCTAATTCCCCGAATCTATAAAGACGAAGTGGGAGGATTCAGTTGTACCTCCATGACCCAGTCAATTACTATCTGTAATCTCAGTCAACGACTCGTTTCTGGTTAAGAGGAGTACCACTCCCCGAGTCTACCTTATCCCCACTGACGAGGGGATTGTTCAGTCACACTTCTTACGCCGACCGTCGCCAGCGATATTTGGTTGCGGAGGTTGGATTTGAACCAACGATTTCCGGCTTATGAGACCAGCGAGGACAACCTGACTCCTCTACTCCACGAAACTTTCGATGAACATAATGGCAACTGAGGTGTTGCCACGCTACTGGCAGTAATTTCGCTCTTTACGTTCCTATCTATCCCCAATCGCTTGGTCACCACAGGAACTTCCATTACATTCAAACTGGCTCCCTAAGATGGATTCGAACCACCGACCAATTGATTAACAGTCAACTGCGCTACCGCTGCGCCATTAGGGAATAAACTTGCCGTTTTGTTTTCACCGCATAATCCGAAGGTATATACGCTGGTTCAGCAGACGGTACTGCTTGTTCTATTCTATACACCCTATCGGTTGACCCCATTCTAGATTGCGGTAAGGAATCCGATATTCGCCAGCGTTCCCCGTCTGTTAGTCTGGCATAGGTCTCTCCAGTAGGTTCTAGAATACTGGATAATAATGGTGCCCCCACGACGACTCGAACGCCGGACCTGATGATTACAAATCAACTGCTCTACCAACTGAGCTATAAGGGCAAAAACTTATTAAATGAGCACACTGGGTCTCGACCTCCTGTATTAGTGACAGGCAGTGTGCTCATTTAATAAGTCTCCGAAAAGACTTATTATTTTATTCTAACAATATCAAAGAACCGAAACTTTATTTATACACTCTACTATACTTTTTAAAGAAAGTCAAGTGTTTTTTAAATTATTTTTTTATTCCGATAACCACTTAGAAATTGAACCATATTTCAGGTTCAGTTCGTTCTCGAGGATTTCGAGACCGTAGTGGTCGAACTCTCTTGCGCTGATGCCTTCTGCTTCAGCGATAATTTCGATAGCACGTTCGCGAGTAGCATTTTCGACTAAGTACATCGTTGCTGCTACGCGAGCAGTAAACTTGAGAAAGTTGGATGCCTGACGATCCTGCTCATACGTGATCTGCTTGTCGAGTTTCAACGAGAGATACTCAAAGTCAGCGTCGAATGCTTCGACCGACTCAAACTTAGGATTGTATGGACGGCATCCATATACTTCCTTGTAGAGATCGGAATAGATGCTTGCATCTTTCGAACCAGTGGCGGCATTAATATCAGCAAGAGTCAACATAATCAAAACCTTTCAAACTATAATACCACTATACCTCGAAAGTTAGAAAATGTCAAGCCCTAATTTTATTTTTTTGAAATTAATCTCGTGGACGATATGGGTCATATTTCATACCCCACAACCAACCTCCTGGCAATATGAAAGTCAGAGGGTCAACAAGGTGGCATTTACCGTTCGGTTCAACACACCACTTGCGACGTCTCATACTTGCCTTTATTGCCATGAGTCGGCGAGTTTCCCAAGTATGCCTTCTAGCATACATCGGATTGCCATCCCTGCGCCTAGTTCCTCGCATGGTTCGACTTATCGATGCTTTATGCTCTGGCGTCAATCCACCCCAACAGGGATTCTTTTCACCAGTCATTGCTTCTGAAATCTTTTTACGAGTCTCAGGACTATGCCCCGAAGATTTCTTTCTGGTAACTTTATCAACAATCGTCAAACCTTTTCCGAGAACTTCTGCTTTATCTCGGAGGATTTCTATCTTACTGTTTTGTAGCAAGAGTTCTCTTGGTTTCGGAACCTTGTTTGGATCGTTGACAATCCACAGTTCGGTTTTTGTTTTGAATAGAAAGAACTTCATTTGTGCAATGTTATGTTGCGGATTCTAAAGTTTTGCAAATTATCTATAACGAATTTAATAACACCTGCAACATGCTCTGGTGCCATCTTATCGACAGTGCTGTTTTGCATTACTCTAGTATCAGTTGCTCCAGGTCTGAAATTCAACACAGATGGCGTATTAGACATACTGGTTTCCTCGTAGAATTTATCTAGAGATAATTTAGCATCCGCATATTGTTGGTTGTTAATTTGTTGAAAATCATTCACACGACTACTTATATTGACAATATACTTCTGTTCGCCAGTCCACATATCAAACATCTTTCGAGCGAGAACAACTTGAGCATCTGTGTAGTTTGAATAATCGAATGCATTATTTACAAACACGTCACAATCATAAACAGCATCAATGATTTTAGATCTACCAAGTTCCGTTGTTATATCATAACCATTTGACCGTGAAAGTCCAATAACATCATAATCGACGCTCAACGCATCAAAAGTTGCCTTACCAATACCCGAGGTATGACCTGTAACTGCGATCTTCAAACAACACCTTTATCCAGTAGTGTCAGATTGTGCTCTCGATCAATATATTTGAATTCAACATGATGCGGTTCAAATTCTGCTAGAGCAGCAAATACATCAGCAGTATTAAGAGCGCTGCAGGTATACACATCCAGTTGCATGAGAGCAGGAGAAACTTCATCCCAAACATGCATAGCAATATGCGATGTCTCGATTATAGTGACTGCAGTCAATCCGCGATTACCAACCATGTCACTGTAAACAGCATATGGACCCATTAGTATCTTCATACCAATTTCGTCAACCAGAGTCTTCATCCAATCCTGGATTGCCTCTGCACATTGCGGCGGATTATTCAGTTCTGCTCGCACAATGAGATGCTTGTGCTCTAGGATTTGCCCCATTTCTGTTCCTTGACTTCTTCTGGAAAGAATTTATTTATAAGGTTGCTAAGGATTTTTTTGGCGACTTCTTCTTCTTAACCTCTGGCGCTTTCCAACCTGTCAGGAAACTTTCAAGAACTTCCGCGAGGCGAGGATATGCTTCGAGTAAAGTTTGATCCTTGATATGATCAAGCAACTTCGCCTCTTTAATCTGAACACCCTGGAATGTCTGCATCCAGATTTCCTCGCGACGGAACTGTGGCACTTTCTTGGCGCTGCCTTCTGGTAAGAGAGTTAAAATTCGACGAAACTCTTGGGTGATGGTTGTATCTGCCATGTTAGCAGGTAGTCCCTCATCCTTATATGGAGTTGGACCTTCGGGAAGATTGTATGGACCTTGTTCATATCCAACACCCCATGCAACAAATCGCATGAGAACAGAATTGCCGAGAGAGACTGCTCTCACACGTTCGCGCAATTCGTCAGTTGTTTCTGCCGCACATGCCCAATCAAGTGCTTCATCTATTTGCTTAAATTTCTTGGGTGGTAGTCTTTGTGCCATAATTAATTCATCCTACTTTATAATATTGTGGACTATTTATTAGTCTTTCGTAGCACTCTTTTTCGGGTGCCAGATAGTTGGTAAACCGTGGAACTCTGTTGGGTAATGACTCTAACCCCTGAATGAATGCATCAAATACTTTTTTAGTATCATATTCATAATTTTCAGGAACTATGTTAGAGTACTTGTTTAAGTGTGAATTCGGTATACTATTCTTCTCTAAGAAATCGCTAAGATCTTTAATGTCCAAGATAACACTATCTGCAAAAATTTCTGACACTGTTTCTGCATCAAGCAACCAGTTACCAATATGATACTGCCACCTGTGACTATCAAATTCGACGTTTGGTGACCATACTACAGGGGAAAACCGCAAACATTGTTCTATAACCTTGTCCCAAAAAGATGAATCATCGAGAAAAGATATATCTCCGCCTCGAGATATAATCTGTCGAATATATGGACCTCCTAGAATCTTACCAATAAGTTCAAATAATCCACTATGAAACCGCGATACAGGTTCGCGAATCAAAATTACTATCTGTTTGTCTGTAACTTCTTTACGGTTGATAATTATTTCGAGAGTTTTTCTACGCAGGGATTCAGTAATAGTTCCAGGTTTGGTAAGATCGTGAATACCATCAGTATTCATAAGTGTCCTTGTTCCGATTTTACCTGCCGTGTAAAATATGAATTTATCGTTCTCGAATCCTTGCATCTTATTTCTCTGTGAATATTCGAACATTCAGAATCCAACGATCTGATTCCTTTATAGTCGAAACTCCATGTAAATTTTCATACCCATAATAAACACCATCGCCGATATCTAGATTTATAAATTCTCTCTCAATCGCAAGATATCCACCTTTATACGATCTAGGATCATTCAATTGAATTATTAATCCGGAATTAGATTCGCCATCTATTTTTGCCCAAGTATCGCGGTGATCGCGAATGCAAGATCCTGGGGGATAATGCATAATTCTAAATGCAGTTGCTTTGACTTTAGGAATATTTGAATAAATCATATCGCAATATTTTTGCGACTCTGTCTCAGATAATTGATGTAGATAGAATGCAACATCAGAACGTCTAGTCGACTCTAATCGCCTAAGAGTTTCAACTCCTGCAAATGTTGTAAAATTCTCCGATAATGTGGGAACCATGTCAATGAGTTCCGCACATGTATCAGGTGTAAAGATATTTCTGTATACCTTAAAACTCATCCACCAGTTCAATCATCTGCTTCATACGATTGGCGATAAAATAGTTCAACAGACCTGAGCGATCTCCGCCAAGTTGTTTCTCATAACTATCTATAATCGCTACTTTGATGTCCTCAGGAATGCGCGACAGGTCAACCAGTTCACGGTTGCGCTGGAAGTTGCGCCACATTTCGTCATTGTTGATGAAGTCTTCAGGTTTCTGAGTCTTCCACAATGCAAGTGCTTCCTTGCGAATAGGACGCTGACGCTGACCATTGATGAATGTGTCATCATCAGACATGATATTAGGAACACCGTCACCCTTATCGCCCATGATAATATGTTCCATGAGAACTGCCTCAGGTGATTCCTTCAACTTACAGAACTTCTTCTGAACAGGAGCATACTGCTTCACATTGCTCCACTTCTGTAGTTGCTGGAAGTCATGATCACCAGACAAAACAAGGAAAGGTTCAGCACTAGGCATGAGACCATCAGTGTTCATGGTCTGACTATACTCGGCGAGTACTGCGATAACATCATCTGCCTCTGCACCATCAACGTCGATGACAGGATACGGGAAGTGTTCTTGCAACTCACTACGAATTTGGTGTAGTGCTTCGAAGATAGCAGACCAGTCAAACCCAGACTCCTGCCGTGCTTTCTTACGATTTGCCTTGTAGTTAGGGAAATACTGACGACGCCAGTAGTGACGATTGTCACAAGCAATCACAATGTTGCCGAACTCAGCACCAAACTTCTTCTTATATGAACGAATGGCATTAATGATCATGTGCCGAATGAGAGGCAGATTTACCTCTACATCACGACGACCACCTAGTTCTGCCATCATACTGCTGATAGCAGTCTGGTTAAAATCAACAACAATCATTCTATATCTTCTTTCGTAACAGTTAATGCTTCACGAACATCATTAAGCATATTAATCTCAGGACACTCAACTCCTGCCTGACGCATGTATAAACCAGTAATCATAACGGCGATAACAGCAGCGTCGGAATGAAAGTTCTCGTCGCGCAGACCAATCTTTTTTTCCGTCGCCATAAGAATACCACGCAAACAGGCCTGCGCGAATGCCTCAGCATCCTGGTATGCTGCATATTCTGTTGCACCTTGGAGGAAATAACTTAGAGATTCTTTGTCAATATCTTTAATTACATTCGTCTTCAGGTAAGTAACATTATCACCATTATCGTTCATTAAAACACTTTCAAAATTAATGTAGTTGGAGTCAGTCGTGCACGCACAGGTCCACTCTTACTCTTAACGGCTGAGTACCATTTTGTCAAGTCATTTTTCTTCAGTTCAGAAAATTCTTTTACTTGAGTCTCTGGTTTACGCAGCAGTCGTGAGTTAGAGAAGTTCTCATCAAATCCTACAAGACTCGCACCCTTGACAGTGATGCTTCCGCTGACTGGATTGAAATACTTGGAGATCTTTCGCGTCTTGGTGTCGAAAGTCCACACTTCACTGCAATTTAGCAGATTGATAGGTTCAACGCTGGTGACACCAAGTGCAGTGTCACTCGCAAGGAATTTTAGGTTCTGAACCAACTTGGACTTATCCTTTGGTTTCTTCTTACGAACCTTAGCAACCTGCTTGCTGACATATGACTTCTTGAGGTCGCTGATATATGTCTCGAGCAGTTTAACAATATCCTTGACAGACTTCATGGTTGTCAAATGCGAATAACACTCGAGCAACTGTTCCTGTGAATCAGTCAGTTGACTCTTGGGGAGTCGACGAACTTCTACCAGTTCAGCAAATTCTGCAAGGATAGGTTCGATTTTTTGCACGCAGTCAAGATAGTTCTTATCTGACAAGCGGTAAGGCATTAGAATCTGTGCAATGTTACGAGTATCCTCACCAGTGATAAGTTTTTCAATCTCATCATCAACATCAGATACAATGAAATTCATCGCAATCAGTGGTTTCTTAGCAACCTTGACAACAGGTTCAGGAGTTGAATCTTCATCATCAATCAGAACAGTTTTCTTACTGATTCGTTCTTCAACCTTTTCCCAGATGCGTGCCTTATGCTCATCGGTGAGAGGGAATCCACGCATAGCAATACGTGCGCTGTTAGCATATGTTCGAGGAAGCATCTTGTCAGACAACTGGGACAATGCTTTGAGTTTGGTCGCGTCACCCTTGAACCAGTCGACGAGAAACGCACGACAATCTTTCTGGTCAACGATGAAGTTATACCAGTTCAATGCGTTACCATATTCAGACTGATAGTTTGCAGGTTCATAACCGTCAGACCAGATAGGTTCTACACCCATGGCCTTAGAATCAGCAACAGGAACTTTCAACTTATACATAGATTCACCTTTCTTCATAATATATCCAATATACTATAATTTGCTGGAAAAGTCAAGCCCTAAAATTTAACAGAGGTGATACGGTCGTAACGAAATGCTCGCCACTCATTCTTATCCAGATCCCAGACTGCGAGAGTTTCGCCGCTAGGTGGTTTTGTCTTTGTTCCCTTTTCACTGTATGGAGGAATGACGCCTTCTTGTAGAGTGCAGCGCATCACACGTTCTTGACCATTCAGTTTCGTAAAACTTACCGTCGCGTCGCTCTGAGCAAGTCTTGCTTTCAGACCGTCGCGCCATTCTTGATTCATAATATCCATCACATTTTCCTTATATTGTTTTCATCAATAACGATTTTACCATCTCTCCAAGATCTCTTAGGGGGATCTGGCGCTGGTATGTCATGCGTTGAAACAGGGTTGTTCTCATGTTTCTCGAAAGCAAAGAAGTCTGGTGTCTCAACAACAGGTTTCTTTTTGGGTTTCTTAGCAGTTCGAACAACTTTCTTTGGTTTAACCTCATCAACGACAACATAGTCCACTATACCCGATTCTTCCTTCTTTGTCAAGCTTAAAAGTGTCATGTTGGCAGCAATAATTAATAAAATTGCCAGCGGGTCGAACACGAAGATAAGCATGATGATCATCAGACGCACTGCTTTATCCACGGTAGCGGTATCACCACTACCATAGAACAGTTCTGCGATATATTTTATTGGACCTACTTCTGCTTCGAGTTTAAGGTTTTGTGTTTTGAGCGGTATGAGATCAGTCTCAATAGTCTCAATGTCTGCAGTCGCACTCTCAATTTCTTGATTGAGGGACGCACGTTCCCTTTTCTGTCTGTTTCGAATGAAGTTAGCATCGAGCACATCCTCTGCAGTAGTGAGTCTGTCCAGAGTATCCAGAGATGTTTGCGCATTCTTCAGTCTCCTTTCTGCAGATGTTTTTTTGCTTTCGAGTTGTTCTATTTTAAATACTGCTGAACCACCAACAGTAGTGTGTTCGATGTGCGATCGACTGAGATAACCGAATACGCCCATACTTGTAATAAATGACAACACACAAACTGCAATGGTAAAGTATGTCTTCAACAGTTTGTTTGCACTTTTCCAGTTGCGATACACCCAACTGGCAGTAATGAGTTTAGCGACTTCAAGCACACCACCCATTACTGCAACAGCGATCGGGGATGCTGGGAAAATTGCCATTAACCCAAGTATTGAAAAATATCCAGCGACACCAGTAATCGCAAGTGCAGTTAGCATTAAGAGTACTGCGAAAAACATCCAGGTCTCCAATCAGGTAATTTTAATTCTTTCAAGTGATCAAGTCTCAGACGCACATTCCACATTTGATTGATGCATCTGTCGTCGAGTCTATGCTCCCATTGCAGCATGTGTTCGACTGCCTTGGCATGCGATTTGCTGTCATATTCAGCGACAACTTCTTTGCGCATCTCGCCAGTATAATTAGTCACATAAGAGGAACTGCCGAAATATGATTCGAAAAGTTTCTCTGTCTTACATGAATACCCAATATAAAATTTGCCGTCGTCGAAGTAAGTGCAATATACTCTATGCACCTTCTTCGGCAACGGCTTACGTTTTTTCTTAACTATCATAATCTACTCCGTAAGTAGATTATTTATTCGTCCCAATCAGCATCGTCCCATGTCAAATCTTCTTCTTCTTCAGCGACTTTTGTTCCACAGAAAGGACAATGTTTCACCTTGTAATAATCATCGTCCAAGTCATGATCGACTGTGAATACTGCATCACATGAAAAACACTCTAACTCTTCCATTATGCGGCAACTCCCCAAACGTCATCCCATTTACCTGAGAGTGCACCTTTTGCGTAGTCAGTTGCACGATTCTCAAAGAAGTTGGTATGCGTTGGTGCGTTGATCATTTCCTCAACCCATGGTAGTGGATTCTTCTTAACTTTGAAGATGCCCTTCATACCTAGACTAATCAGTCGACGGTCACAAATATAACGGATATACTTTTTCACATCATCCTGTGTTAGATTTTCCATCTCTCCCATCGAGAATGATAGTTCAATAAACTTGTCTTCAAGATCTACCATTTTCTCAGCAATTGTATAGATCTTAGACTTTAGATCGTCATTCCACAATTCACGGTTTTCTTCAACATATGAGCGGAACAGTTTAATCATACCTTCAGCGTGTTGCGTTTCATCAACAATCGACCAAGTAACGATCTGTCCCATTCCCTTCATCTTTCCGTGACGAGGGAAGTTGAGGAGCATGATGAAGGACGAGAACAGTTGCATACCCTCAGTGAATGCACTAAATGCAGCGATATTGGTCGCGACCGATTCAGGTGTTCCATTTGCATTCGACAAATCTGTAAAGTAGTCGTGCTTTGCTCGCATTGAGTCGTATTCGAGGAATTCTTGGTATGTCGTTTCTGGCATACCCAGTGTTTCAATGAGATGAGAATACGCTGCAACATGTAGTGCCTCCCTTGCCGCAAATCCCATCAACATCATGCGGACTTCAGGTTGTGGGAAATATGGAAGATAGTTCTTCACATAACCACCAGCAACATCGATGTCACCCTGTGTGAAGAAACGGAAAATGTTAGTTAGGAAATGCTTTTCACCATCATTTAGTCGCTTCTTCCAGTCGTTGACATCTTCTGACA